GGGGCTCGGACCGCGCTAAAGCGCGGAGTGAAAGTTCCGCCTTCGGCGGTATTCCGCCTGAGGCGGTAATCGCGCTACGCGCTCTGTCAAAATGGGATTCCGGGGGGAATCCGGGGTGCTCCGTGACGGATTCTCGTGGGAATACCGCACTCCGCACAAAGTGACTAAAGGTAATAATAAAAATGTGCAAACACATTTTAGACTTTAGTCACTTTGGCTTGTTGCGCCTATCGGCGCGTTCTAACGAACCCTGAACCCAAGCCCTTCGGGCAACCCGCCTGCGGCGGAAACCGCCTACGGCGGAACCCTAACCTAACCATGCAATCGCCTCCGGCGACATTTATTCTATACAATATTTATTTACGAACTATATTAAATAAAACGTCTAACTCTATGTATCCAACCAAATTGGGCTTCAGCGCTCTCAGCAGCTAACTCTATAACAGCCCATTCATTACTACCACCCTGAGAGGGATGGGTACTTGGATGATGCCATGCAGGAGGTGCTTGATAAGACTGACCCCAAGTTATACCTCCATCTATAACAGTAGATTCAAAATGCGTATCTGTCTCAGATCCTCCATTAGGAGTAAGTAAAACTTGACCACTACCTGAAGGTTCAACATAACCTATCTTTTCAATCATTAATTGAGGATGAATAGTCTCAACATTTCGCCAGGTATCAGTATCTCGACTTATAAAATGGAAATTCGTATTTGAAGTTATACTCTCTACAATACTATATGTAGCCGTTTTACCTGCTGACCAATATAACGTATTTCCATCATCTCCACTAAAAGAAGTTGGTACAGCCAGGCTATTATTATGGTTTTTATCAAAACCGAAAACTGTACCAAACGTCGTACTACTCTGAGGCAAACCTGTCCAGGTTACCTTATAAATTCCAGGTTTAAACAATAAACTAACAATATCAACTGTTAAATTTGAATTATAGCCTTGATTGGTACGAATATTCTTAAACACACGATGATCAGCTAACATATCCACACTACCATTAACTCTCCAATTTATATTATATAACCGAGTGCCAACATTGTTCTGAGAACTCCAAACGGCATCTAAAAGCATAAAATCGGCATTACCATCTAATCCATTACTGCCACTAGGTCCTGTGGCACCAGTTAAACCTATCGGACCTTGTGGTCCGGTGGGTCCTATTGGACCACTATCGCCCATAATCGACGGACCCATTAAAATGGGACCTCCTCCAGAAGTATTGCGAGCACTACCGTACTCTTTAAACGTACCATCTTTTTTCAACACGGCTTGTTTCAATATCCTAACTTCTCTACGTAATTCAGCTAAACTTAAATCATCTAAACGTGATCTTTTAACATTTGTTGATAAAAGGGTAGGCTCACGCTTGTTATCAGCCTTTTCCCAAAGACGACCCCTTTTATCTGTATATGTAATTTTCATACTAATAATATTTCTTTACAAATCTTTTTTTATATCCAGTTCCGAAAGTTCTGCGTTTTCCTGAGTATTTTCTTGGGTAACTATTTCTGCGCCCTGCACGCAAGCCAGCAAGAAATGATGCACGTGTTGCAGAACTCTTATAACTGCGTCTAGCCATCTCATAAATTTTATGTTACATACCAAATATCTATCTAAATTTCAGTGTAATCTTCATCTGCGTCCGAACCATCACTGTCCGTATCACTAACTCCTAAAGACTCACCATCTGGTTCATCATCTACTCTACTGTCCTGAGCAACGGCCTCGGCTGCGCCTTCGGCTTCCGCAGTTTCATCTTCATCATCTGACTCCAAAACAACTGGAGTCTTAGACTTTAAAAAACTAAGAAAGTTATCATGAGCATGCTTCTCCAAAATATTCATATCAGCTTTAAATTCAACAACACGAGTTATCCTTCTACTAAGCTGAGCCAAATCTTCTGAACATCTATTTGCCCAAGTCATCATTGGATCATGAGGAGTACTGATAAATAAACGCTTAAAAGTAACCCTTCTAACACCACCCTTATATTGAACATCATAAGGGTATCTATCCAATAAAGACAAAAGATCATGAAACTTGCAAAAATCAGCTCTATAATCATCAATAACTACGTCTGTCTGGTCTCTATATCCATCCCACCAGTGGTGGGCAGCAGACTTCCAATAAGCCGTCTCTCCAACGATCTCGGAGATTGCTCTGGACTTACCTGTTCCAGTTGAACCGTAAAACCAATAGACCTCGGGGGGCTCCTCGTTAACCTCCCTGGAGGGTCTAAAAAACTCGGCAAGTTTCTCAATACCTGCGTGGTACCTAATGAAAGCTTTTGTATGCTTGGTAGCGATTGTTCTAAAGCTTTTTCCATTTCTAAGATCTTCGGCAAGTTTATCGAGATCAGATCGTCCACCTCGCTTTCCGACATTACGGGGCTTCTCGCCCCACTCAAAGACGTGGTCTGGATACTGGGCATGCCTCTTATCAGGTTTAGTGCAGTAGTCAATGTTGGCCTGGGGGTTGACACCACTTCCATCGGCTGATCTAGCTCTGATGGGATCCAACCATAAACCGCTGATTCCGAGTCCTTGCAATTTCCTATTGAGTCCGCCTCGAGTAGCGGGGTGCAAGAGGGAGAAATGCAATTGGACGTGAGTGTGACCGGTCGTAGGCGCTTCTTCGACCTGCCCACAAACAAAGGTAAATCCTTGCGACTCATAGCAGATTCCATTAGGGATTGCTGTCTCCGGATCAACTCGTCCGGATGCACAAGCGTCAAGGTAGGCTAAAACAAGGTTAGTTTGCGTTTGTAGGCCCCGCCCGGTCTTCGACCGGCCGGCACCGGGGGATTCCCGAGAGAAACTCTTCAAGTTCGTGCGTGTGTAAGATATAATTCAATAAAGCGTTTATTTACTTACAGGACCATCGTTCGTCGGAAAAATTGTTATCGGTGGCTGCCCAATGTCTGCCTCTAAACGATGATGGGACTTGTTGATCGTTTCTTGGTCGTTGTTCATCTTGCACTGACATTATTTTTGTGTTTTTTTTTGTGCAAAAATCCGGGGTTCTCGACCTGGCAGGTACACAGTCGGTCTCTTACATCTAAAACTCTTGATTAAATCCTCCCATCTCATCAGTAGTATACTGAGGATTAAAAGGATCCTTTGCATTATTAGCTGCAACAGTTGCAGCCGCAAGACTACCTACTGCAGGAATAACAACTTCCTGAATAAATTCATCATTCTTAAGATTCTTATAACCTGTAGACACAGCCTTCAATACACCAAGAGCCTGCTCAGCACCACCATATACAAGTTGAGATAATGATCCAGCAATATCAGCAATCTGACCAGTGCCATATGATCTATTAATTGTCAACATATTATCTCTGGCCTGCTCGGCAGCAAACGAATCAAACAGATCTACACTACCTCCTGTACCAAAAATCTCATCAGCCAATCCATCTGTTTGGCGATTTCTATGCGCATGAGCAATAACATTGGGCGTTCTTATAGAATCAGCATAGCTGTGATCTTTATAATCCTTATAAGGCTTACCATCCTTATCCACAAATTGAGAATCAAAATACCTCTTCTGACTAATGTCAGGAAAATCAACAGCATGATGAAATTTGCTCATCTTATTATAAAATCGAGGAACACTAGTAACCTTTTCCAATGTCTTAATTTGATAATTAACCGATGCTGGCTCTGTCGTATGCTCCCCATCAATCAAATGAGGAGCACCATTAATAAAAACCATGCAACATCTAGATCTACTATCAAAAAACTGATTCTGATGTTGAAGTTTGTCAACAAACTCTTCACTCTGATGATTCAAAATAGAATTAGCATCTACAGATGTTCCACTTGAATCCTTCAAGTCAATCAGTCCATAATCATTCTTCTTAACCAAATCACTAGTCAATAAATTACTCTCACCTTCTATTCCAGGATCAGCAAAAAACTGATAAGTAACAAGCGAATTCGGTTCAACCATAATACGCGTTTTCTTCTTTTGCTTGTAGCGTGAATTAAACGCGCGCCCTGTCGGACGCGCTCCAGGCTCCAACCACTTGTCTCCTATCTGATCATAAACAGACATCTGCTTCAAAGTAGAAGCATCGGATTGAAGGGCATTGCCAAAAGGACGTTTAGTATTCCTCTTGTTCGTTGTTTTATTTTCAGCCTCATATAAATCTTCACGCCACAACTTAATCCACTCATTAGCATAATTCGGCAATAACAACCTCGCATCAGTATCCTCAGTACGCGTAGCATACGCCTTACGCTGTGTTCCTTTTGCCTTAAGAGCAGGATAGGGTCCAGTATAATCAGCATCACCTTGACCAGATGTAGCACTATTAACAATAGTGCCATCTGGTTTAATAAACTTACCAGCGACTGTAACCGGTACTAAAACTTCAGAATCCTGGCCACGCTGAAAAGTCATATGAATGTCAGTATTTGGATTTTGAGTACTGGACAAATTCATCATATTCACAGGTCGCCAATGCGACAAACCATTAGTATTAGATCCATCAGTCCATTGCTGATTACTAGCAACGGTCCCAAGCTGATTCAAGTGCCACTGAGATCCGTTCTCATCAGTTGTTTGATGAATAAAACAACCAGGAGCACTGGCCGCGGTATGAGACAGCAAACGCGGTTTATACTCAGCTGGCTGTGAAGGTAATTCGTCAGTCGCAGCAGCAGCTGCTTTGGTCTGCACTGCTACATTACACAATTTAGGTCCATAATTCTGATTAAAAGGTGCGGTCATCGCACCCCAAGTCTTAGCAGTGTCCATACCTGTCATTACCATACGACTGATACGAGGTGCTAATACATTAGCCTGCAATCGGCCTAATCCCTCGGGATCAGCCGATGCACTACCTATTAAATCAAGTTTAACCTTATCTCCATATTGAATCTCATTCAATCTAGACATCTGACGAGTCCACATATTTGATGCATTGATAGCAGAAGGAGGAACAGGTGTCAAAATATTAGGCTTAGTCTCGTTATCAACATACTCGACATAAGCATCAGCAGCATGCAATTGCTGCATCTCAGCAACAATCTCATCATAATACTCAAGAGGTCCAGTAGCACCTACTTGAGGCTCATACTCAACAAACTCTAAATAAACTACCTTATTAGAGGTATTCGTATATGTAATTTCCATCATATCATGCTCCAAATCATACTGTGGATTCTCATTATACAAAACAGGACCATTATCTGAATCAATATCATTCATCTGCTCAGCAGATGGATAATTCAAATCACGATAAACATCATCCTTTGGATCTGTTGTATCATTTCTCACAGATATACCATTGCGTGTATCAGATTGAATAGACGTAGCCATATTCACAGCCTTACGCTGACGCTCTCTTCTTGTATGCTTATCATTCAGCCAAAATACCTGAACTCCCTGCCTTCCGCCAGGTACATCCATATTATTGGTAGCACATCTCAAAGACTTACGCTCTGTATTCTGAGCATCGTACAACTCCGAGTAATGCTCAGCGCCAATATACTTGCTCAACTCTTTACTCTGATCAGAGCTGCTTTGAGTACTCTGTCCAACTGTAGCCAATTTATATACATGGCTATTATTATGATTAAACATACCATTAACGGTAGAAGACAACATGCCATGAGTATCATTCTTCTTAATAGGTATAGCACCCTTTGATAGATCCAAGCCGTCACTACGAACGGTAGAACTACTATCTGTTGCTTTACAAAACATACCAATTTCCCATTGCATTTGATTCAAAACAAATGGGTTCATCAAAGGAGCCCAAAAGCTAGAATACTCAGCTTTACATTGATACTTAGGCATCAACGCATTATTCAATCGAGGAATAATACTTGTAACTGGATAAGCTCGCTTACGCGAACCTTGAACTTTCACATGTTTAACAACATCTTCTTCTGGAGCATATCCAATCGACACGTCCGCAGACGTGTTTACACCACTGTGCGTCGTCTGATTAATAATCTTACTTTTCTTCATTTTATAATTATGGTAACTCAAATTCAATTCGAGTAAAACCTGGTATTTTGCGACTAAAACCTGTAATTGTTCGAGTAAAACCTGAGGGTAACTCGATATATGGGTAGGTCGCGAGGCGCGGACTCAGGCCGCGCCAACGGGCGCCCCAGGGGGGGCGCTGACGCGCGCTAAGGCGCGCACATATCGCACGCTTCGCGGCTCTTCTCGCCCCAGGGGGCTCGGACCGCGCTAAAGCGCGGAGTGAAAGTTCCGCCTTCGGCGGTATTCCGCCTGAGGCGGTAATCGCGCTACGCGCTCTGTCAAAATGGGATTCCGGGGGG